ACCAAGACCGCGCCCGAAGAACAGTTGATGGGCGAGATCGAGGCGACCGACGATAGCGGTGCGACTGTCAGCCTTGAACCGGGCACGTTGCAGGTGCTGTTGCCCGGCGAAGACGTCAAGTTCTCCAGCCCTGCCGATGTCGGCGGCGGCTATGAGGCGTTCCAGTACCGGACTCTGCTGTCGGTTTCGGCCTCGCTGGGGCTGCCGTACCATCTTGTCACCGGCGATGTGCGCCAGGCCAACTATTCGAGCCTGCGCGCAGAACTGGTCGAGTTCCGCCGCCGCATCGAGCAGTTGCAGCACGGCGTGGTCGCGCACCAGTTGTGCCGTCCGGTCTGGGCGCGTTGGCTGGAAACGGCAGTGCTGTCGGGTGCATTGGAGATACCGGACTTCGCGCGGTCCCCCGCGCGCTACCGCCCGGTGAACTGGATCCCGCCACGCTGGGATTGGGTCGATCCGCTGAAAGACATCCAGGCGCAAGTGCTGGCGATGGAAGCCGGGATCGTGTCGCGCCGCAAGGTCGTCCAGGCGACGGGCTACGACGTCGAGGAAATCGACCGCGAAAACGCGACCGACGCGGCCCGCGTGGAGGCACTGGGTCTGCATTACCGAACCAGTCCGGGCAAGACGCAGGGCGCGCGGGCCACCCCGACGCAGCGGCCAGAGGCGGGCGCAAACGACGCAACTGAACAGGAGTGACCCCATGAACAGCTGGTACACAATCCGCGCCCAAGCCACCGGCGCGGAGGTGGTGATCTATGACGAAATCGGGGCCTATGGCGTCTCGGCAAAGGGGTTTCTGGCGGAACTGGGCGCGTTGCCGGACGGCGCGCCTCTGGCCTTGCGGATCAACAGCCCGGGCGGGTCGGTCTTCGATGCCGTTGCGATCTACAACGCGATCAAACGCCATTCCGGTACGGTCACAGTCTGGATCGACGGCATTGCAGCTTCGGCGGCGTCCTACATCGCCATGGCGGGCGACGAGGTCGTCATGCCGGAAAACGCTTTTCTGATGATCCACGACCCTGCTGGCATGGTCATGGGCTCTGCAACTGACATGCGGGCGATGGCCGAGGCACTGGACAAGATCAAAGGCAGCTTGTTGCAGGGCTATGCTGCCAAATCTGGTCGGTCCCCCGAAGAAATCGCCCCGTTGATGTCGGCAGAAACCTGGCTTGATGCCAAAGACGCGCTCGATCTTGGCTTTGCCGACCGCATCGTCGAGCCAGTCCGCATCGCGGCGCGGTTCGATGTGGGGCGTTTTCGGAATGCACCACCCGCACTCGTTGAATCGTCGGCAGAAGCACAGGACGCAACAGCGACGGACCCGCAAGGTGAAGCAACCACTGCCGAGATTGCGGCCGAGTTGTCACACAAAGGCCCCGGAGACGGTATCGAGGCCACTGCTGGCTCTGACGCTGGCGGTGGCGCACCAGCGGTTCCCGGTCCGTCCTCTGACCCGGGCGTGGAAACTCTTGGTGCTGCCGAGACTTTGGACGCTGACACCGTCCTGCCTACGGACACCGCGCCAGCGCCCGAAGCCGATTGCACCGTTGCCGCTGCCAACGGTGCAGCCGATGCCGCCAGCATCCGTGCCACAGCGTTGACCCACGCCCGCGCCGTCGTCGATCTCTGCCGTCTGGCGGGTCAGCCGCAGATGGCGGGTCGGTTCCTTGAGCGCGACACCGGCCTCGACGACGTCCGCGCCGCCCTGCTGGCCACCCGTGCCGACGCCGAGCCGGACATTTCCGCCGCCCATCCGCAACCCGGCCGCCCGTCTGGTGCGCGCCCCTGGGGCGACGTCATCGCCCGCACCTTCCGTCTGAAAGGATAGACCCATGCCTACGCTTACTGAAACCCGCCACGCGGGCGGCTTCCTCGTCTGGGAAGCGCTTCGCGATTATTGCCGCAGCACCGTCATCGTGGCCTCTGGCAATCTCCAACCCGGCACCATTCTGGGCAAGATCACCGCCTCGGGCAAATACGCCGCTCACGATCCCGCTGCCGCGAACGGCACCCAGACGGCGGCGGCCATCCTGTGGGACAGCGTCGATGCCAGCGGCGGTGACAAGAACGCAGTCGTGCTGATCCGCGGTCCCGCCATCGTCAACCAGTCTGAAATCACCATCCCCGGCACGCCCACCGCGCCGCAGATCGCCGCTGCTCATGCTGCCCTGCTGACGCTCGGCATCCTCGTCCGATAACCCCCAAAATCAGGAGGCACCCCATGGCCACCATGGACATCTTCGAAGGCGATGCCTTCTCGATCATCGAACTCACCCGCGCGCTCGAAAACATCCCCTTCAAGCCCGCAACCCTGTCTGGTTCGGGCTTGTTCGGGCCGCGTGGCGTGCGCTCTCGCACCCTCGTGATCGAAAGCCGCGACGGCACGCTGTCGCTGATCCCGTTCTCGGAACGCGGCTCGGCCTATGACCAGCAGACCCCTGAACGCCGCGATGTGCGGGCCTTCGTGTGCCGCCAGTTCAAGAAGCAGGACGTGATCTGGGCCTCGGAAATCCAGCAGGTCCGTGATTTCGGCAGCGAGTCCGCCACCCAGCAGGTACAGGCCGAGGTCGCTCGCAAGCTCGGCCGCCTGCGCAATGACGCTGAGACCACCTTCGAGTATCATCTCTTCAACGGTATCCAAGGGCTGGTGAAAGACCCGCGCGACGGCGCCACGGTCGTAAACTACTTCACTGAGTTCGGCATCACCCCGGCCACGGAGGTGGACTTCGACCTCGACAACGCCACCCCAGCCTCTGGCGCGCTGCGCAAGCGCTGCCAGGCGCTGATCGAAAGTGTCGAGGATGTGATGGGCGGCCTTGCCACCGGTGCGATCGCGCTGCGCGCCGAATGCGGCTCGGCCTTCTTTGCCGATCTGGTGGCGCACAAGGAAGTCCGCGAGACCTACCTCAACACGGCCGCCGCTGCTGATTTGCGGTCCCGCATCGCCGACGAAGTCAGCTTCGGCGGCATCACCTTCCGCCGCTACCGGGGCGGGGCAGGCTTTGGCGTGGCCACCGACAAGGCGGTGTTCTACCCCGAAGCCGTCGATGGCCTGTTCGAAATCTACCACGCCCCCGCCGATACGTTTGAGACGGTCAACACGCTGGGTCAGCCGCTTTACGCGCGGATGATCCCCGACCGGGATCGTGACGAATGGGTTCGGTTGGAGATTGAAAGCAACCCGCTGCCGATCTGCACCCGCCCGCAGGTGCTGCGTTCGGCGCGGCGGACGTGATGAGCGCCTTTGCTGCTGCCGTCGGCGCGCTCTTCGCCGATGGCAACATCGGGCGCGATGCGGTCTATATCGCCGACGGCGGCGCGCCAGTTCTGGTGCGCCTCATTGCCCGACGCGCCGATGACATCACCGAGTTCGGCGATGCCCGGCTCTGGACGGAAACCACGCGCGTCGACCTGCAGGTGGCTGAAGTGCCAAACCCGCGGCCCGGCGACCGGATCGAGATCGACGGTGAGGCCTTCCTCATTCAGGGCGAGCCGGTCCGCGACCGCGAACGACTGGTCTGGACAGTAGAGCTGAGGCCTGCGTGAAACTGCGGCTCGACATAGACCCCGACATCGTCGCCATGATGGCGGCCGAGGTTGCGGCGGGGCAGCGTGCGGTGACGGCCGCGATGCGCGAGGCCGGGACCGGCCTGAAATCCGCATGGCGCACGCAGATCACCGGCGCAGGGCTGGGCACGCGCCTCGCCAACTCGATCCGCCTCGCCAGTTTTCCGAAGTCCGGCGAAAGCCTGAACGCGGCCGTGCTGGTCTGGTCGAATGCCCCGGTAATCGTCGGTGCGCATGACACCGGGCCGCTGATCCGGTCCAAGAATGGCTTTTGGCTCGCGATCCCCACGCTAGCTGCGGGCAAATCCACGCGTGGCGGACGGATCACCCCAAGCGAATGGGAGCGCCGCACCGGGTTGCGCCTGCGGTTTATCTATCGCCGGAGGGGCCCGAGCCTACTGGTGGCCGAGGGGCGGCTGAACACCAAGGGCCGGGCGCTTGCTTCCAAGTCGAAAACCGGCCGAGGCGTTGTGACCGCGCCGATCTTCATGCTCGTGCCGCAGGTTAAGCTGCCGAAGCGGCTGGATCTGGCGCGGGATGCTGAGCGCGCGCACGATGCCGTACCGGGGCTTATCGTGGCGAACTGGGTCGACGGTCGGATTGGCTGATTGCCGCTAAGCGGGACGGATCGGCTGTTCGGGGCAAGGCCAAGGCAATGATCATTGGCGTGGCTCTTACAATCCTGAATACTAGTGGAACTATTGGGTCTCAAGAAGCTCGGCCAATTGCGGAACACATTCAGCGCGCCCGAACATTTTATAGGTTGAGAAATGCAGCAAGCCGTAAACCTTCATACCGTTTGCGGTGACATGACGCCGGATATTGAGCTTGCCCCAATTGGCTGGAATTTCGCATTCAAGCCGTGCGCTTGCCAGATTGACAACAGCATCTTCAACGTCCCTTCCCATGCAAAAAACTTGACGAATTCGTCCGCTCTTCAAGATGTTGCGCCAGAACGGTGTGACAACTTCTATATTGGGTTGGTCGCGGCGTCTGTCCCACTTTGGTGTTCGAAAGGGCATCAAGGTGCCTGTGAGCACTTGCTCTGGATTTCTATCGATGAACTCGCAAAGCTGGCGGTACTGTTCTGCTATCGGAGAGTGCTTGGCCTGCCGTTGGACCAAATAAGAGTTGCCTCGCTCACCTGAGGCAATCCGCATGAATTCTCCCGACGGATCATTTCCAGGATTCAGGCTCAGAAACAAGGTGTCGGCGGTATCAATCAGGCTCCAAGGGCAAAACAACAGCTTGAAGCCATCCGTATAACCTCTCTTGCGCTCTTCCATCGCCAACAGTGACTGCCAAACATCTCTGTCCATTTTGAAACCCACCGCATGTTAAATTTGTTCATCCCTGCGAAACGGTCGGTGCTCAACGCGCGGGATAGCTGTCGCGGACTTTGGACCATTTGAATCTGTCAATACTGCGGCGCGTTTCGACTAAAGCCAGCCATGCTTATCACCACTTTTCGTGTGACCAGTAGACATACAACTTAATCGTGATGAAGACCGTAGACTCCTTGCAGCCGTTGGTCGCAATCAGATTTGGGAAAACCGATGCCCACCCCCCGCGAAACCATTCTCACCGCGCTGTACGCGCGGCTCTCGGCGCTGCCCGCCACCGCCCTGCGCGGTGACGTCCTGCCCGAGCGCGTCCCAGCCGCTGGCCTCCTGATCCTGCGGGATGGCGAACCGGGTGACCCCGAGGTCACGCTGTCGCCTCTGCGCTACCACTACCAGCACCGGGTGGAGATCGAGGCGGTCGTTCAGGGTGCCACGCGTGACACCACTTTCGACACGCTGACCGCCAGCATCGGCGTGGCAATTGCTGCCGACCGAACACTGGGCGGCCTGTGCGACTGGGTCGAGGCGGAAGCGCCGCGCCCGGTTGATCTGCCGGTCGAGGGTGCCGCCAGCCTGAAGGCGGCGGTGATCGCGGTCATCCTGCACTATTCCACGGCCGATCCGCTGGCCTGACCCCCACAC